ACGATAGTTTGTCGAAGCTTCAAGGGCGACGTTGGGAACGGACGCATAGCATCCGCCAGCGCCGCCGCCATTGCCTGTATGAGCGCCGCCCGCCCCAACCGCCTCGATCTTGTTTTCGTTATCGTTGAAATCAGACGGCTTTGCATAAGCCGAGACAGATGTTCTCGTGAGAAAAGTGACGGCGTTCAACTCATAGGCAAGCCACGGCTCGAGGCCCGGCCACATTGGCGACGGCAATTCCCAAAGCGCGCGCTCGCGCGGAAGGGAGCCGACGACGGCGGCAAACAAAAACGCGTCCGCGTCGTCGCGCGAGTCAAACCATCCCGTCCAGATCGTCACCCCGTCGTGCGTTTTGGCGCGTATCCGAAAACGCGTCATAACAACCGGGTTGCCGAACTGGTCCTTTTCGACGGCGCGCGAGGGGGCGCGCCATTCTCTTTCCGGAACGGGGAGAAGGATGCGCGTCATGATTGCCACGCAACCCAACGATATGTCGCCCGGCCTTTAGATACGCGGATGCAGCATGTGAAAACGCTTCCCGGCGTCGTCAAATACGGATCGCCGCCGCCGCCTGGCGCGGCCGTGAAGCCCGCAAGCGTGATCGGTCCCGCGCCCGCGACATTCGTTACGGTAAGCTCCATCCCGCATTCGACTTGCGGAGCCGTGATCGTAAAGGCCCCAGAATTGTTGATGACTTGATAGTTTCCCAAAGTCGGATCGAGGACGAAATTCGCCGACGAGCCAAGGTCATGCGAAACGTGCGTAAAGCCTTTTGTGATTTCCGCCGTTTGATCCTTGCGCAAAAAGCTGTCCGCATCGACCTCGCCCAGCTGCGCGGCGTTCAAGGCGAGCGTTGCGCTTTCCGCGCTCGTCGCATGAGTCGCCGCATCCGCCAGGAGCGCGTGCGCCGCCTCGTCGACAACGCCGTCTTCGTCCGCGTCGTAAACGGCCTTCAGCATGTCGCCGATGATAACGCCAACGCCGCCGCCAACGCCGGGCGCGCCGTCGCTCGCGCTCGACCAAACCGTGTCGCCCGGGAGCAAGCTGCGCCCGATGGCTTCAAAGTCGTAATCGAGCGTCACGCCCTGGTAAAAGGTGATCTGCCCGCCGAACACGTTGACGCGCGCCATTGTCGGCGGGTCCATAAGCTGCACGTCGTAGTGATAATCGCCTTCAAGCTGACGCACGGCCGCCGCCGTCGCGCGGAAGACGGCCTTTTGAGCGTCCAGAACGATAAGCCCCTCAAACGCGTTGTCGGCCGCCATCGCCCATTGGAACTCAATAATCGGCGAGCCAAGACGATCGCGAATCTGCATCCTGAGTTTCGGCTCAGGATAAAGCTCGAGCGTCTTCGATATGTCGTGCGTGTATTGAAAGTCCTGATTGTTATAGGCGAAAAGATTGACCTTATCCATCGCACGACGCTTTCGTTAAGCTGCCGGGGGCAGAACCTTGTTAAATTCTGTGATGATCCCGGCTTCCGCCGCGAGGCCGTTGCGCGGCGACGACCTGAGCAAGACGGCCGCCGTGTCATACAACCCAAGATAGGCCGCGCTGACGAGCGTGTAGAGCTCGGCGGCCTGGGCGCCTGTGATCGTGACGAGCGAGCCGTCCGGATTCACCCAAACCTTTGTCGCCGCGGTGTTCGCCGTTCCCCATTCGGAAAGCAGCTTAATGTGCTCGATATCTTCCGGCCGCATGGCCGAAACAACCGTGACGCCGCCCGTCAGCGACCATGAATACTCGACCATTGTTCGGCCAAGCAGCAATTGCTGAACGTGCGTATTGGCGCGCGCAATGCTGAAGGTTTCGACCGTCTCGGCGAAATCCGTTCCGGAATATGTGTCGCCGATGTTCGCCGTGTCGCTGGCGACGAGGCGCGCCCCGTCTGCAACGGGGATGGGTTGATCTGCGACAATGACGTTTGTCACGATGCTGTTTTCAACGATGGCGTAGCGTGTCACGGTCGATTCTCCTATGGGCGTTTCATGTTATGGGCGCTGGCTGTATCAGCCGAACTCCCAAATAAGAGCTACGCCCTCCATTCCGTTGCCGCCCTTGTGCGGAGCGGAGCCAATGCCGGAATCACAACCGCCGCCGCCCGCGCCGTAAACGCGCGCGTGCTCGCCATTGGCGTCGCGTGTGACATAGCCAGCGCCCGCGCCGCCGCCGCCCCAGAAGGACGCGCCGCCGTTGCCGGATCCGTAAGAGCTCCCGTAAACGGACGTCTGGCCATCGCCGCCGGGGAACTGGAAATCGCCCGTTGTCGCAATGCCGCCCTTGGCGCCCTTGTCGACGCCCTTACAACCCAGGCCGCCGCCGGCCGTCGCGTAGTTTCCGAATGACGACGAGCCGCCATCGCCGCCGTTCGACGTGCCGCCCTGGCTGGCGCCGGTTCCCTGCCCGCCCGCGCCAATGGTGACGGGAACAGATGGAACTTGCGTGACGTCGACCGCCGCAAAGGCCGTCGCGCCAGCGCCGCCGCCGCCGGCGCAAGAGACATGCGCGCCGCCCGCGCCGCCGCCGCCGGTGATCATGACGATAATTTTCTTGGTGCCAGGCGTCTTGGTGTATGTGCCAGACGACTTGATCACCTTGAATCCCATAAAGCCGACGCCGACTTGCGGGAATTGAATGTTGCTCTGAATCCACGCCAAAAACTCTGGCGTCAGCATGTAGCGCGCCGTGCCGTCGGAACCTTTCCCTCGAGGCCAGCCATCCGACGGGAGCACGTTGACGTCATGCGTTCCGCGGAACACGCGCCAATCGACTGTGCCGTCGTTCTGGACCGCGATAGCGTCGCCCGACTGCGCGATCAGGTTGGCGATGTTCTGAACAAGCGCCTCGCCGGTTAGGAGGGTGAATCGGCCGCCATCCCAAACGCAAGCATTCATCGAGCCGCCGAGAACGCCATTCGCGCCAATGTCGCCGCCGACGCTGTCCTTCAGCATGACGAGGCCAGGGCCGAAATTCACCTGCATCGTGCCGGTGTTATTCAGCGCCGGAGCCTTGCGGAAAATCACGAGACAAGGCGACTCGTATTTTTCGATCGGCGGATCAGCCGCGCCCTCGAACGTGTTTGCGTTGGCGCCGGCGTCGTTCAGCGCAATGTGAACGATCACGGGGCCGAGCATGCCGCGCAGCGCATCCACGAATTGCTGCTCGAGTTTCGCCTGGTCGCCATCGTCCTTGACGTCGCTTGGCTGATAATCGGCCGTGAACTGCGCGATCATCGATGCGACGACCGCCGCTTGACGCCATACCTTATTCAGCTGCGAGGAAATGGCCGTGCCCGCCTGAAAGCCCGTCTGGCGCGCGACCATGTTTTCATAGTCGCCTTGCGGCATGACGTTGGACCCTACGCCAAGCGCAAAGGGGAGGAATTCGTTTTTAGCGCCCATGTCTGATCCTCAGATGATGTTTTTAATCAGGTAGGAAGCGGAAACGCCCCAGCACCCATTGTCGAAGCCGTGGACATTCGTATTGTCAGAGTCGAAACCGAACAGCGGCGTGTTTTCGACGCTGGCGATTTGTATGTAAGTCTTGATCCCCGCAGCGCCGACCGCAAGGAATTCAAGGTCGAGCAGCACGAGGAAGATGAGATTCACCCATGTTCCGACAAAGCAATAGGCCGACGACATATCGTGCCTGTCCTCGAGCCACGCAAAGAGAAGGTGATCGCGGAAGAATTGCCGCACGGCCGTTTGCGCCGGCTCGACGGTTCCATCCCATTGGTTGAAAGCGATCTTGCAATAAAGAACCTGGCGAAAAACCTCGTCGTCAAGGTCTTGGATGAAATTGCCCATTGAATAGGGCTGATACCAGATGCCGCGGTCGAAGCCCTTTTTCGAAATGTCGAAGGAAAACCACGGGTCAGGAAGCGGAACGGGAATGTGCCGATTGCGGCCAATCCATTCGCCAACCGTGTCCAGCTGCGCGCCAATGGCGAAATCTAGATCATAGTCCCGAATGAGCGCGTAAAGCTTTTCGCGCAGCTTCACATAAGGATCGACATTCGTTTCGATCACCTTGACGAATTTTTCGCGCGTGGCGTGCCACGAGGTTATGAGCGCGAGAAAGTCGTCGACCGTCGTGAGCATCAGCGCACCGTGAAATAAATGTTAGAGACGCTGCATTCGGCGCATTCGTCGTAAGCGAATGCAATGTCGCCAAAATGCGGCTCGATCCCATCGCGCGCCACGGTCAGCGCAGTAATGCGGAAGGTGCGGCTGTTCGGCTCGCCGTTAAGCTGCGCCGGGATCAGGGCTTGCGGCAAAACAAGCGTATTGCCGATTCCGATCGCATTCGTCCAATCCACGAGAGACTGCGCGATTTCCCGTTCAATCGCTATCGTGAAACCGGGATTTGCCTTTAGCGAAACATACCATGTGATCGGAACAAAGCGCGGGCGCGAAAAATAGATTTTCTTGTTCACGCCGGCAATGTCTGGCGAAAACTCCCACGTCGTTCCATACGTCGAAACGCCCATGCCCTTTTTCTTGCGGATCGTGTCAACAATGTCCTGGCGGTTGCCGCCGTTGATCACGACGGCGACCGTGTGGCCCGGGATGCCGTATTCGTCCGGCCCCCAATTGTCGTTGTCGTAAACGCGCATGATGCCGACGCCGTCAATCGACGCCAGCGCGCCGTTCAGCCCATCGGCAATTGACCTCGAGGGGAGCATGGTCGAAATAGTTTGACGCTCGCGAAGCTCGGCGTCGGTTTCAACCGGCGCCCCAGGCGCGGCCGGCGAGGGGTTGTCGACCGATTGCCAGCCAGAGGCTTGCGTTGCGGATTCGATATTCGTGATTGTGTGCGGCGGGGCCGTGATCGCGCCAATCGTCAAGCACGTCGCCGTGACAGTAACCTCGCCAGTGCGCCCGATAATGACTGTCTCGGGGAGCGCCCAGCTGTTGCTCGCGTCATCCGTGACGACGCCGTTGCGGATTGTCGTGCCCGCAACGCCAATAATGCGCAAATCGACGGTCGAATAAGATGGAACCTTGCGGCGAATTCCGTTGATCTTGACGACGCTGTCGAGCCCAGCGCCTTGCGCGTAGCCAGGCCGAAACGAGTTGTAAACGGCGACCATGGACATGCAGGCGAGAAAGAACGCCGTGGCGCGAATTCCCAAGTCCTGCCCGTCCTGGCTGTCGGGCTCAATATAAACGTCGAGCCCGAAGATCGACTGATAGCTTTCCATGAAATAGGTGTAAGCGTCGATGAAAGCCGGCGCTGTAATGCCGGCTGCGTCGATCGTTGGAACGGGAGGGCTCGCCATTTAGATTGGTCCCTGCACGATTGCCTTGCCGTAGATCGTATCGATCGACGCATCCACTTTGTAGCGACGCGTTTCGCGATCCAACGACGAGCTATATTGAAGGATTTCCTTGCAGCCGCGCGTGCCAAGAATGCGCGTCTGCATGGTTATGTCGCGGGTATTGTCTGTATAATTCCCCAGAACGCGCGTCGCCCATGGCGTTCCTTCAACCGTGTTCAGGAACCATTCGCCATACTGCAACCGCAGACGCGTGACGCATGCGAGCGCGACGGCGTCGGGAACGTCAACCCAAAAGTCTTGGATGCCGTGGCCCCAGACCATATCGTTGTCGCGCCCGTTTACGTCGTTGCCGCCGCCTGGCGTCTGCTTGCGAACCTTCATGCGGAGCCCCCGATCGCTACAATCTATCCAACCGTCGCCAAAATGGCTACAGCCAAATCACGAATTCCGCACGCAAACCAGCGTGCAACCGGGGATGGACGTCGTGTTTTTGTAGAGTTGCCCAACCTCAACCCCCTTTTTCGCCGCGGCCGAGTCTGACGCCGCGTCGATCAAAAGGTGCGCGTTTCTGATATTCAGGCAACCGACGACGTCGGGGTTGGGCAGAACGCCGGCAAGGTCGCCGCCAAGCTGGCCAATGTTATTGGCGGCCGCGTTCTGAGAGAGCCCGCCGGAGCCGACGCCACTGTTGCCCGCGTTGGCGCCCATGGCGTTGCCGCCCACGGCCCCGCCGCCCGCGCCGCGCATAGCGCCGATCAACGCCTGTCCGATCTGAGCTTGCCCCAATTGCGCCTGGGCCGCTTTGAGCATTTCCTTGACGTCGAGGTTTTTGCCGACCTCCATATCCTGCTTGACGTTGGTTACTGGCGCGTCGACCGTGACTTTTTTGTCTGAGTTGACGTTGACGCCCTCGCCGGATTTCAACTCGACGACATGCTTGCCGTCGTCGGCCGAGCTTTTAACTCCCTTGTCGGGATGAATTTCGGTTTTGTGCTTGCCGTTATTGGCGTCGATCACATGGCCTTTGTCATAGTCGAGCGAATGCTTGTGAACTTTCTTTTTGTTCTTATCGACGCTCTGGTTGACGTAGCCATCTTTGCCCTTGGTTGTAACGGAATGATATTTTTTGCCGTCTTTCCAAGGGTTGTCTTCCTTGTCGTCGGGGTGCACGCTCTTTGCCGTCATGCCCGACTTGGGGTCTTGTTCGAACGTGTGCTTGCCGTCGTCCGACCTCAGATGCGCCGTCGTTGTCGAGACGTGCTTGATCTTGCGCGGATCAGAACGCCCGCCGGGAATATAGCGCGCGTCAGACAGAGCAAACATGCGGTTATCAACCGGATCCTGAACGTCGCCCTTCTCATGCCATAAGTCCTGCGGTCGAGACATGAAGATCGCTATGCCTTCGTCCTTTTCCGCCGCGGGATGCGTGAGCGTCACGCCGCCGCCTTGCGCGAAATGGATCGGGGCCATGTCCATCGTAGGATATTCAACTTTTTTCTTTTTGCCGTTTTTGTCGATCTCGATTCCCTTGATGGCCATTTTCACTTTGACCGTGTGGCCGTCTTCGCTCGTCTTGTCGACGATAACGGGCATGGCCACGAAAATTTTCTTTAGCTCGCCTTGAATGGCGGCGCGAAGATTTTCCTGATCGTCGGATATGTATTCGCGAATGTCGCCCATTTACACGGTCCCGATGTATTTGGAATACTGCCCGCCGCCCGGCTGATTTGGATCGAGGCAAACCATGTCGCAATACCAGTTTTGCCCGCGATTATCGCCGTCAACGTCTAATTTTACAATTTTGTAGACGCCATCCGCGGAAATGCCTGGCATGAGGGCCGTTGACGGGTCGAGCTCGCCGCCGGTGACAAGGCCGCCCTCGCCAGGCCGAACGCTCGCCTGATCAATTCTCACTGTCCGACCAGCCATCATTTTTGGGTTGATAAGACAACGAACAATGATGCCGTCCATTGTTTGTTGCGGCATGCCAATCAGGCCGGTTTTGCTGTTCAGCGTAACCTCGTTTCCCTCGATCGGCTTGTCCTTGTCGACAATATGGAGCTCGCCGCCTTGCCCGATCGTGTCGATCCACCACGAGCAATCGTTGGTGAGCGCAATGTTGCGAATGACGTCGCGCGCCATGGCGTAAATCACGACCGGCTGAGGGTATTTGATTTTGGAAAGGTCGGGCATGATGGTGCCCTTGCTCGCGCCGAATTCCTTTAAGGCTTTCATCGCCTCGTCGAAAATATCCTGTTGCGTCGAGCCCTTTTTGAACGTCTTGTTGACGGTCGCGTAGTTATAGCCATATTCGCCGGACGCCAGCACGAAAAGGAAAGTGTCGGTCGGGTTTTCGCGACCGTAGATCGCCTGCTTGATCTGGCCAGAGAACATGACGGCGTGATTGTCTTCGTAGCCTATGTCGAGCGTGACTTTCTTGTCCATGCTCTGCGCTTTGACGATTTGTTGCGCCGTTTCCTTTTTCATATTGTAAACATACAGGCGAAGCTGATTTGGCGTTTGAATGATTGTGTCTGTAATGTTGAACTTGCAACGCAATTCCGAACAATCGATTGTGCCGCCCGATCCCTCGATTGTGATTTTGGCGTAGCGCAGCCAATTCGTGCTCATTCGGTTTCAACCCAAACAAGATGCGCGTTTTTCGGGAACGCGCCCCATGGCGGCATGTCGCCCTTTGCGTTGTCGTTCACGACGTAAAGCGCGCCCTTCATGTCGAGATAGGCGTATTGACTCAAAATGTTCGCGCCTGGCACGAGCGCAAGCCCATTGGCGAGCGCCTTTCCGAAACCGTCGCCAATGTCGAGATACCAGCCGCCGAGCGGCGTTTCGGCATAATAGACGCGCATGGAATAGAGCACGCCGGACAAGCCGACCGTGAAGCTCTGCGGCGGGTTTTCGATCGGAATTTCAAGCCGCGCCATTAGATGAGCCCCGCGTAAGGAATAACGCCAAGCGAGCCGAGCGCGGACATGGGGAAGGTGACGGATGGGAGCGCCATCGCCGCCATTGCGCCCATTCCGCCGCCATCTGTGCTCGTGATAAGCACTTGCCGCAAAGAGGCGATCACCATGAGCGTGTTTTCGCTCTCGGCGTTTGTCGTCACCATGAGCGTGCGAATGAGCATATTGCGATATTGGCGCTTGCCCGTCGACACGTTGAACGGTTGCCGGCTTCGCTGAAGCGCAAGCAACGCCTGGTAAACCGTGCGCGCGTAAGTTTCATCCTTCGCCGTGGAATTCGACCATCCGCACGTCATTTGAACTTCGGCCGGCAACATGAAGGCGTGATCGCTGATCTGCGCCCCGGTTTCGACCGGGTGATCAGTGATCGTCATATTGTCGACGTTCACTTCCTCGAGCGTCACGTTCGGGATGATTGTCCCGATCATGCGAGGATTGCCAGACAGCAAAACCATCGGGCCGGCGACGTCGCCGATAAGAGAGGCAACCATTATTGCACGCCTCCCTGCATGTCGCGGAGCAGCTTGTTCGACTTGGCGCTCTCAGCCATGCGCAAGAGCCGCACGCTTTCGACGGGATCGCCGGCGCCGTGAATTTCGATCTTTGTCGGCGAGTTGATATGCGTCGTGTTCGACGACGAGTTTTGCGAAGGATTCACGCCGATCGGCGCATTCGAGGCCGTTGGTCCAAGCGCATGCGCCGGCGGCGCGTTAGCGGTTGAAACGCCGCCGGTGAGCGCGCCGCCCATGCCCGACGCGCGCTTCGCCCAGCGGAAGCGGTTTTCATAATGCTTGATCCCGGCGCGCTCGAACGCCTGCTCGAATCGCACGGTTTTCTGCTCGAGCGTGCCCGGCTGCTTGACGGCGTGAATGCCGGCCTTTTCCTTGTTCTCGAGCTCGTATTTCAAAAAGCCGTAGTTGGCTTCATAGGAACTTGGATCGAGCCCGTTCTTTGCAACCCAAGCCTCGAATTCGCGCCGGCGCTTTCCCGTCCATTGCGCAATGCCCCAGCCGCCGCGACTGCCGCGGATCATCGGCTTGGCTTCCTGCAGAGAGGCGAAGCCAGCGCTTTCATGCCCAAGGTTGCCAAGGATGGCTGACGCCTCGACGTCGGTCAGCCCGAAATCGCGCATGAGGTTCTGTTTGATCTTCGGCCCCCATTCGGCCCAGCGCTTGCCCTTATAGGCTTTGACGTTGACCGGCTTGCCAGGCGCGAGCGGTTTTGGCTGCGCCGGCGTAGAGCCGCCCCCAAGCCCGCCTGGACGCGCCGGCGGCAAGGGCGCCGTCGGCTCGCTCGCCTTCCCCGCGGGGGTCGCGCCGCTCGTCGTCGCCCCTGGCGTGGCCCCGCCGGGCTTGCCGCGGGTCGCTGGCGCCTCTTCGGCCTTGCCGGGCGTGTATGTGGGAAGCTTGTTTGGATCGTAGCCAGAGCCGCCCGCAGCCCCTTTGTCGAGGTATTCGTCCGCGCCGCTCGTGGCGCCCGCGCTTTCCGGCGTCGAGGCGGCCGCCCCGCCAATGCCGAAAAAGTCCGCGACGTTCTTAATCCCGCGATAAACCCGCCCGGCAAGATCGACAAACTCTTTGAACTTTTGCACGAGCCCGTCGATCCATTTCGACATTTTGTCGAAAGCCTGATCGTCGGTCGCCCATGGCTTTATGAAATCCCAAATGGCCCTGGCGGCTCGCAGAATGAGCTCGCCGATTTTCTCGAGGACCGGAACGATCTTGTTTTCGTTTTCCTCGAACCATTTTGAAAATTTGCCTAGAACCTTTTCAATGACGGGACCAAAGGTCTGCGTCAACTTGAAAGACAGCGCCTCGAATTGCACGCCGATCTTGCGCAGAATCTGTTCGACCTTGGCGCCCTGCTCGGCCATCTTTTCAGGGTCGACGCCCATGCTTTTGAGAATGTCGCGCTGCTCATTCGCTTTCTTCTCAAAATCAGGGTTGATAATCGCCTGAAATGTTTTCTCGTCGATGCCAAGCAGCTTTGCCTGCTCGCGCGCGACAAACGGCTTCGTCTTGTAAGTTTCGCGAAGCTGCTTTCCCGTATCAATCAGAATGTCGCGCGCGTCGCGCAGCTTGCCGCCGGCGTCCCTCGCTTGCACGCCGATCGATTTGAGAAAATTCTCAATGCCTTTCGGGTTTTCCCTAAGCTCGCGGCCGAGCCCTTCAATTGACGCGTTGGCGCTTTCGATCGAGCCGCCCAATTGCGACACGGCGTATTCGAAAGACTTGATGCCGCCGACGCTCGTTTGCAGGCGCTTCGACTGATAATAGAGCTTTTCAAAGCCCGCGCTGATCTTGTCGAATTCGCCCCAAATCTTCGCCGCCGTGAACGCCGCGGCGAAGCCAAGGACGGCTTTCTTCGCGCCGTCGAGCCAGTCGTTGAATTTGCGCTCTTGCGACTTGGAAACGTCAAAGCCCAAAGACAGCAAGTATTCGCGCAATACGACCTTATCTGTCATGGCTATTTTTTCCTATTGGCGTATTCGTGCGAGCGGTATTGGTTTTCAGTCTCAACCGCAAGCCACTCGCACATGCGCGCAACGTCCGTAAGCCGCACGCCTGGCACGAGCAGCTTATCGTATGTGATCAAGCCGCGCAGCACGGGCCGCGACAGCATTTCCTCCCATTCGTCCATCTTCACGGCGTCGAATGGGCAGGGCTCTATTCGGGACTCAAACCTGAAAGCAGTTCTGAAAAAAAATCGCCCAGGTTCTCCCAAAGAGCCGGGCCGACAATTTTCAGCTGCAGCGCATAGCTTTTATTGATGTCTTGAAACATCGCCATGCCCGCCGGAAGATTCCACACGGGAGCCCAGACGCCGCCCTCGCCTTTGCGCTCGACAACCGACATGAGCAAGCCCAGCACAGTGTCGTGGTCGGCGTCGGAAAGCTTGCCAAGCGCATTGGCGAGCGGCGTCGCCAGCGTTGCGAGCTCTTCGACCGGCAACGACATGATATCCGCAAGCGTCATACCCTCGCCGAGCTTGGCGAAAATGATCGGCATGACGCCGACAAGCGCATCCGTGAGCAGTGGCGCCAGCCGCCGCGCGACCTTGGATTGATCGTTGGCGGAAAGCTGGCGCGACCGATAGGTGTATTCCCCGATCCGGTATTCCTTCATGTCTTAACCCCTGATCCTTCCTTGCCCCGTTATGCCGCGTTCGGCGTGCCGTCGCCGAGAATCTCAGAGACGAACAGCGTGTCGAAAACCCATTCGACGACGCCGCCGTCCTTGGCGTTCTGATAGTCCGGCTGGCGTCGGAACGCGCAGTCAGAGCACACGACAGAGTCGCCGCGCGACGGGTTGGCAATGTGAATAACATTGCTGCCCCAGAGCGCCGCCGTGCTCTTCTGGTAATTGTAGGCCGCCGACAACGCCGCGTTGATCGGGTTGGTCTTGAACAAGCGGATCGTCACGGTTCCCGCATTGCCGGCGTGCAAGGAATGGATGCCGCCGCCGTCAGCGCCGACAACCATGTTATTTTTGTCTTCCATCATCGTGACGGAAATGCCTTCGTCCGCGACGCCAGAGCCGCTATTGAACGAAAGCGAAATGCCGGGCCCCGCGATGCCAGCGAGGTTGTCGACAAACGAATAAGTTGTGGCCATTTTGGTCTGTCCTCAGTTCAGCGTTGCGCGACGCGGGATTAGCGATTGGCGAAGATCGCGATATCCGCGAAATGGACGGCCCCGGCCATCTTGGCCAAGATGATGATCGGAACGGCCTTGCGCTGCTCGCGATCGGCCTGGGCTTGCGTCGCGACGAGCGGCGCGTAGATGTAATAGCCCTTCGGCAAGACAGCGCCGCGCTTGACCTGTCCGTAACTTGGGCCATTCCACTGCCCCGCCGCGACCAGGCCATTGTTGACCGCCGCATCCATCGCTTGCGTGCAAGCGACGACGAGCTCGTGCGTTCCCGCATCGGTCTGCGGAATTTTCGGGCTCTGGTAAAGCAGGTTGAACACATTGACCTGCACATTGTTTGCAAGCCAATCGAGCCCGACGCGCTCGTCAATGAACCAACCGCCTGAGCATTTGCCCTCCTGAAAGATCGACGGGCCGAGCGCGTAGACGGGATAGACGTT